TTCATTTCTTGAAGTTGTTTCATCAGCCATAATATCTAATGCAGCTGCTATAATAGGATCATGATCCATTGCTTCATAATCACTATAAAGCTGAAGTCGCATTGACTGATAATTCAGTGTAGGATTATATTGTAGTGAAGATCCTACAGGTTTGTGTAGACGTGTAAACCTATCATAAAGTGAATTAGATGCTAAGTTTCCATATTTTTGGATCCTTCCGGTATCCATTACCTTTAATTTCTTTCCACCAACATTTCTAATGATTACATCACTTGAAAATAATCGTTGTAGTCTTGTAAATAAACTAGTATCTGCCATTCTTTTTGTTTGTTATAAATATATTAAAGAAGCCAAGTCAAATCTTGACTTCCTTGTTCGCCTAAATCTTGTGTCCAACCTGCGTCTTTCTTATTTGTACCTCCTGTGTAAACACCAGAGGCATTTGTTTGCCAATTTCTTAATGTGGCATTTGTTAAATCTATTCCTTGTTGTGCAAATTTAAGTGCTGTGTCTCTTACATAACATGCTGTTGCTAAAGACATTACTAAATCATCATTATACCCTCCTTGTGCTTCTGCTCTTCCATTTTTCCAAATAAAAGTACGCATTTCTTCCAACGTTCTTTTTCCTTGGATTAGTATTGATTTTTCTCTTAAATAAGCGTCTAATTTTCCTATTGTTAATGGTCGGGTTTTCATTGACATTGTAAAACCAGGAACCATTTTTGTTGTGTCTGTTATGTCGTATCCTTTAGCTAAAAATGCTTCTGCATTTGTTGCTGCGTCTCCTTTAGGAGAATAATATAAATTTTGGTAATTCTTATCAATTACTACCTGAATAGTATTCCATCCTATGTTAGCATTTTCAATTACAAGTAATGCATTATTATATTCAGTTGCTATTGCAACTAACATATGGCCAAATTCTTTAGTACCTATTTGACCTTTAAACTCACCAATTTGTTTACATTCTTCAATGTCTATAATATGAAAGGCAGAATAATCTTTACTGTCACCCCTAGCTACATCGGCTACAACTATATACTTTCTTGTATAATCTGGATATTCCCAAATGTGTAATCCTCCTTCTATACCTCTTTTCTCTACAGGTTCACATATGTTTGATACTTCTATAAATTTTAATATTTCTGATTCAAATACAGTATTACCTGAGGTTGTAAAATCACAGTCACATTCTTGTGCTGCCATTCTTAAACCTAACTCATCATCCTGTTTGTCTCTCCATTCTTGATTTCTTTCAGGATGAACTGACCAGTGTAATTTAATAGGAGTAAATCCATTAGTTCCATCTTGTGCTTTAGTCCACATTTTGTGGAAAAAATTACCTGTGCCATTTGGTGTAGATAAAACTATTGCTTTACCACCCGTTGACAGTGTTTGTTGTGATGAACCCCAAATTTCTTCAATTCTATTTTGTTCAATAAACGCTGCTTCATCAATAATTAATAGAGAAATTGCTTCTGATCTACCAGCATCACCTGCTGCTGACACTGCTTTAATTTGAGAGCCATTTTTAAGTCGTAATGCTAATTTATTTTTTTCTGTAAAACCAATTTGTAACCATGATGGTAATTCATCATACATAAATTTAACTTTCGTTACTAGATTTTTTGCAGTGTCTTGTTTAGTTGCAACAACCAATATTGCTTTATCTCGTTGGAATAACATCATCCATAAGGCCATACCCGCGGATAAAGTTGAAATTCCTAACTGACGAGATTTAAGGATAATACTTCTATCGTTTTTTTGCAGTAGTTTTAATGTACCTTCTTGAAATGGATATAAGTTAAATTGAACACGACCTCTTGTAGGGTGTTGAATGTAACAATACTTTTTCATAAAGTATACAGGATCCTTAGCACATTTAATGTACTCCTGTTTTATTACTTGTTTTATATTATTTTGAGCCATATGTTATACATATTGAGTTATAGCACTTTTAACTTGTTTTATACGTTCTTCTACAGCACCTTTAATAGTAATAATTTTTTTACCTCCATTCATTTGTATAATTGATTTTATTTCTTCATCAATAGCTATTCTATAATCAGCGTCTGTTTCTCTAACTCCATTGTCTTCTATTTCTACTCCTTCTGGACTAACATAAAATAAAAGATCGTACTCATTTATTAGGGGTTCGATAGTAAGTGCTAAGTAAATTTTTTCTCTATAACCCATTGATGTAGATAAATTAGCAAAAGCCATTACATCTACTACTGTTCTATCAGTAATTATATTTTTTTGCATTAATTCGCTTGCTCTTTCAGCTGCAAATACTAATTGTCCCTTTAGTGTTGAGTCAGTGTTTAAAGGTATACCCATTTCCATAAGATACTTTGAACGTTCTGTTCTAAAAGTATAATCCTTAAATTCAGATAATTCTTTTAATGCATTTACTAGTGTAGTTTTTCCCACACTCATTGTTCCACAAAATCCTATTTTCATATATTAATGTCTTGATGTTCCTTTTCCTACTGCTGTTTTATACCATGGTAGTCCTTCTTTACCTTTCATTATTTCATTCCATGTTTCATAATCAAATTTAATACCATTTAAATAATATTCTTTTTTTCTTTGTTTTTTATTGATTAAAGCAGGACCTTTTTCATTGTGAAATACTGCTTTATTACCAAAATCTAAAACATGGACTCTTGTTTTAGATCCATCTTCTTCAATTTTATAACATCTTCTTACTTTAGTTTTTGGGTTAAGCCATTTACTTATATTTGTTATTTCTTCTTGTGTTGCTCTCATGTTTTATTTTTTATCTATTATTAATGAGTTTATAATAAAAAACATTGCCACTAATGTGGATAAAATTGCAAATATCATATTATTTATTTAATTTATTAGTATTTTCTTTAGGCATTGTTAAACCACCTATAAGATTTTCATGCATATCACCCATTTCATGTGGTTCTTTATTGTTAGCAGGATCATTTAAAAAATTATTAACCTCTTTATCTAACATTAATAATGATTCTGCAACATAAGTACCTTGAGCTCCTGATACTGTTATACCTCTTGCTGATAATGCATCACCTACAAAATGTACGTTGGGAAACCTAGTTAAACTTAAATCATCGTAGTTGACTAAAGGTTCAGGTGATAAATATTTTACTTCAGGCATGTAAATTCCCCAATCATTTCCCAATGTTGGAAATACTTTTTCTAAATCCATAATAAAATCTTCAATGTGAAGTGCATATTCCCCAATTGCATCATATAAAACGTCTATACTGTCTACAACATGAGTTTCTACATAATCCCCTTCTGACGTTTTAGATGGAACTCTGTGTGATGGAGAATAAAACATTCCCACACCCTTATGTTGTAATTTTTCTACTGCTTTTCTTGACCAGTCAAATGGTTTGTCAATGTTTCTAATTTCCATTAATATGCCAAAATTAGTCATATCATTTCTGTATGCTTCGTCTTTTTTAGCATGTCCATTGTAACTAACATCACCGTAAGTGTGTTCAGATGCAACGTAAGCTGCATTGTTGTTTGTACAAAATGATCTTAATGATACACCTTTTTCTTCAAACTTTTGATATAACTTAAAATCATAACTAATGTCAATTAATTTTTGAAAATGTTCTTGTGGTGCTTCAAAACGCACACCAATTTGTACAGATTTTGGTTCTGTAGGTAATTCATATTCTTCCGCTAATTTTTTACCAAAATCAATACCCGATTTACCCACACCAAATATAAGTTCATCATATTTAATTTCATCCACTACTCCTAGAGAAACTAATTGATTATCAAAATCGATGTCTGTTACTTTAGTTTCCCATATAAATTCTACGTCTTTAGACACCAAGTAATCATACCAATTCTTGCCAATTTCATGTAGATAATCGGTTCCAACATGCCATACGGGGAATAATCTTAAACCAAAGTGTGGTTTAATAAAATCGGGTTCTTCTTGGGGGTCTGAACATTGTACTTCAGATGGATTTGGGTGGAAACGTTTAAAGTTAGCTATAACTTGGTCAAACAATTCCATTGCTTTTTCTTCACCTGTGTATTTTGACAACTGTCCTCCAATTGATGTGTGGTAAGTTAATTTACCGTCTGACCAACCACCTGCTCCTAAAAAGCCTCTCATTACGTCTGCTGCTGGTCTTCTATATGGATCTAATCCCATATCAATAATGGTGATTTTTCCCTTAAACCCATTATCTACTAATTTTGTAGCGGCATTTACACCTGCAACGCCTGCTCCTACAATTACTACTTTAGTCATATTCTATTTTTATTTATTGGTTAATATACAAAAAAAAGTGACGCAATCCAAATGATTGCGCCACAGATGCGTGTTTATTTTTTAATCTCAACTGGCTATGAATCAGTCTGTATGTTTGTTATTAAAGTTTTGCTATGGCTTCTTCGTAAGTAATTAAATCAGCTACTTCACCATTATCAATACCATATGTAAAGGATTTACCTTTTTTTACTAATACTAATTTATCTCTATTTCCTTCTTCTTTTTCAATTGATGATGGCATCATTCTTGCATCATCTATTGCTGATTTATCTCTATAATTAACATTAGGTACTAAACCTACACCACTCTTAAATTTTTCTCCATCCATTATATCTGCTAATTTAATAGCTTCTTTTAATGTGTATAAAGGCTTAATACCTGCTAATTCTTGAAATCTTTCTGTTATTAATTTTTTCATTATTTCTTTATAAATTATATTTTAATTAATTCAAATATACGTTCAATATCATTAAATTCAACGTCTCCCATTACATCTTCATCTTCTTTAAACAATGATTTAATAGCACCTGTACCTTTACGTACACTGGCTATTGCTTGAAGAGCATACATGATTAATTTTATTGTTGCTAAAAATATACCAATACTAAGGATTGTACTTGGGTCACCCCAAACAACCTCTTTACCAAGATTAAACCAACCTGTATCTTGTAAAGAGGTTCCTGAAATAATTTTGTATGTAGCTCCGAGTGCTGTAGCTATTCCTGTGGTTTTTAGTGAAGGAATAAATTTCGAGATATTCTTTAATGCTTCAGGATCACCTGTAGTTTTATCAGCTATCATTTTTATACCCTCATATGTCTTATTAAGTGTATTTAAAGCTTTTTCTGCATTTTTTTGGTTAAATTCACCCTTTACAATATTATATACTTCTTTTGATTTAGATTTACCAGCTGAGAAAACTTTACTTAAAGCAGGTTTTATTTTAGTTTTTAAATCAGATAATGTCACTTCTTCTATTTGGTATAGTGGCTTAATGCCTGCTAATTCTTGAAATCTTTCTACTAATAATTTTTTCATTATTTCTTTTTTGTTTTTTCTAATGATCTACCACCAAAGTAGGCACCAATCACTGTAATTAATACTAATTGTAGTAAATCTGTCCACTTTGCTTCAACATTAAAGTTAATGGTTCCTGCGTCGATAAATATCATTAAAACTGTAGAAACTACTAAAAAGACTAAAACTAACGGTCTTACATTTTTACTTAACCAACTGTCGCTGTTCATGTCTGCTGACCATCTGTCAGTTATATTTTGTTCCATTTTAGCTTCATGGTTAGCTATAAGTTCTTGAATTTTTCTTTCTGCTTCTAACTTTTCTTCTTTTGAAGTAGTTAAACTATCAAGAACACCACCTACACCTTTTACTAATTCTGTGGCTCCACTACTAAATATTTTTCCTAAAATTCCTCCCATAACGTTTTAATTTTGGTTTGTTTGTCTGTAATTTTTATACCAATCTTCCCAATCTCTAAAGAGAAGATTTCCTTTTAAATATGCTTCCATTTCCATTTTTCTCATGTGTTTATCATCTTGAGCGTATGTTGGACTGGAAGCGTCTCCCATTTCTAAATCACCTCTTTCATTTTGGTGATGATGAATTAATTCGTGTGCAAATGATCTACAAATGTCTTTAGGGTGTCTGTCAGTAATGTATAATACAATAGACATGTCTGCTGGATTATAATATGCTGTTTTACCAAAAATACCTTGGGCATTTTCCCTATCTTGTTTAAGATGGAGGGAAGGAACATTTTGAATGTCAAATTGCTCTCTTGCTTTTTTATATATTTCCCCTAAGGCTTCTTTTAATTCCATTATGCTTCTGGTTCTTCAGTTGGTTCATCTGGTTCTGTTACTGCATCATCACCTGTGTCTGTTGATGTTTCATCACCACTAGACACCGGAACAGGAGCTGTTAATACTTCTCTATTTAATAATGCAATTGCTTCATTTGCTTCTCTTACATCATCTATAAAGAAAGATCTACTTTTAATTACTGCTTTTATTCCTATTTGTTCAATGTACAAATCAATAAATTGATTATTGTGAAAAAATACTCTGTATGATGGTGGTACTGTGTTTGCAGCTTTTAAAGTAGCTACATACCTTATTAGAGGATCTAACTTAAGATCTTTTACTAAAGCATTAGTAATTTCAGGTGGAGCAGAATAATATTTCATTTCTTTCTCCATTAGCGTTTTAAGCTCCTTTCTTATTTGTTCTCTAAGTTGTTTCATTATTAAGTTCTTTCAAAAGTAAGCTTTAATGTAATAGGACTAAGTCTATAAACAAGATCACCATCAGCAATTGCTGCCGTATTTGCAGCGGTTAATGTTATTTGTGTTGCAGAATCTACTGTGTTAATAGTACCCATAACTGCTTCATCTTGAGCACGAACTACATCTCCAGGAGCAAGATTTAATAAGGCAGAGGTTCCATCAAGTGTTATAATACTTGCTGACGCT